TTGAACTTTCATCAGCGATTTTTCCGCTGGCTGGTTAGGGTGGTTCATACGACCGCCAAGTGTCCCAAGGAAATGCGCCAACTGTGCATTCTTGTACATGTTGCTGTCGGACGGCGAAGAACCGTAGCCGGTAAGACCACCCACATGGTGTGTTGGAATGACCGTATGCGGGTGTTGTAGAGGGCGCAAATGTGGGCCAAATCGGTCTTTACGCTCTTGCGCCGTCATGTTCCGAATCGTGTACTCGTAATCGGGATTGAGTGTTGTTTTATGTTCGGTGTAGTTGTTCTTGTTGGTTGTGCCTTCACGGTTTGGGTACTTCTTTGATGTACCAAACGGCGAAAGAAGATTTTGAAGATGCTCGGCATCATTGTTGTACCTAAACCTTGAGCCGTATTTGTTGCCTGTCAGTTCACCAATGATGCGTGATTTGAGGGGCATAAAGTGGTTAGCAAGTGTAGTGTTGATGGAGTTTGGTCGGAAGAA